TGTCACCAGCATCGATTGCTGCCTGTATGTCTGACGACTTGGCGATATTATTAACACTGAATTCTGATAATAGGTCAAAATCAACCGTTGGGTGCGTGAAGATGCGCCCACCTAAATCAGCAAACGATACAGTTGTCCCGGTAGTGCTAAGATTTAGTTCTCTCGGTGTTGCCATTATCGCCTCTTAAACCACAATGTGGCAGTCGGTTTACTAATAGAAGAACCATTGACGTATACAGTAACTTTATCACCAGCATCAAGGTCTACTGAATACCCAGCAGAATAGCCACTATCCGATGCGGCTATAGCCAAAGATGCACCAGCATAAATCGTTCCAGTTTCATCCCTAACCTCGACCGTCCATGTTTCGTTACCATTTGTTGCGGCTGAAATAGCAACAAGTGTGACATTAAATGGTAACACATGTGGTGATTGGTTTGATGGCGTAGACCCGGCCCAATCAAGGTAGGAATTTGAAACATTATTATCCCTACCAAATTGTACACAGAACACAGCATCAAATGGAGCCTGGGGTCCCTGGAAGCCCTGGTCTCCTTGCCATCCCTGTGGACCCTGAAATCCTTGGTTACCCTGTGGACCTTGATCTCCCTGGAATCCTTGATCCCCTTGGTCTCCCTGAGGTCCTTGATCCCCTTGATCCCCTTGATCCCCTTGATCCCCTTGATCCCCTTGATCCCCTTGATTACCCTGGAATCCTTGATTACCCTGAGGTCCTTGATCCCCTTGATCCCCTTGATTACCCTGGAATCCTTGATTACCCTGAGGTCCTTGATCCCCTTGATCCCCTTGATCCCCTTGATCCCCTTGATTACCCTGGAATCCTTGGTCTCCCTGTGGACCTTGATCTCCCTTCAGACCCTGTGGACCCTGAAATCCTTGATTACCCTGAGGTCCTTGGTCTCCCTTAAGACCTTGATTACCTTGATTACCCTGAGGTCCCTGGTCTCCCTTTAGACCTTGATTACCCTGAGGTCCCTGGTCTCCCTTAAGACCTTGATTACCTTGAGGTCCCTGGTCTCCCTGGAATCCACGAAGTCCCTGCGGACCCTGATCCCCTTGGTCTCCCGTTGGGCCTTGTGGTCCTTGAGGAGAAAAACCTTGGGGACCAAGGAATCCCTGGTTGCCTTGATAACCACGATCACCTTGCCAACCTTGCGCCCCCTGTGGACCAAAGTCGCCTTGATAACCCTGAACACCCTGGACGCCGGTAAAGCCTTGAGAACCAACATTACCCTGATAACCACGCCACCCCTGAGGGCCTTGACCACCTTGCCATCCCTGATTACCCTGCCAACCTTGGTCACCCTGCGGGCCTTTTTCTCCCTGCCAACCCTGGAACCCCTGTGGTCCTATCTGGCCGACAACACCCTGCCAACCTTGTGGACCCTGTTGACCATCAATACCAGCCGGGCCTTGAACACCCTGTTGGCCAAATCCTTGGTTGCCCTGTGACCCTTCGTCACCTTGCGGGCCAAGATCACCTTGCCAACCTTGGAATCCTAAGTCGCCCTGAGGGCCGACATTGCCTTGGAATCCTCGAAGTCCTTGTGGACCCTGATTTCCCTGATTGCCCTTGAGACCCTGGAACCCCTGATCCCCCTGTGGACCTTGGTCACCTTGATTACCCTTCAGACCTTGAAATCCTCGGAGTCCTTGTGGGCCTTGGTCTCCCTGATTTCCTTGGTCTCCCTTAAAACCCTGGTTGCCCTGGAACCCCTGACCACCTTGTGGACCCCGATCTCCCTGGAATCCTATTGGACCCTGTGGGCCTTGTGGAGAAAAACCTTGTGGGCCAAGGAAACCTTGATTGCCCTGGAATCCTTGGTCACCCTTTTCGCCCTGATTACCCTGGTTGCCTTGTGGACCAATGTTTCCTTGCCAACCTTGGAATCCACGTTCACCTTGGTTACCCTGCGCACCAACAAAACCTTGTGGGCCTTGGTCGCCTTGGTTACCCTTCAGACCTTGGTTGCCCTGCATTCCCTGTGGGCCAGTGTAACCTTGGAATCCGCGTAGACCCTGAGGGCCTTGGTCTCCCTGGTCGCCCTTGAGACCCTGCCATCCTTGATTGCCCTGGAAGCCAATGCCGCCCTGAAATCCGCGTAAACCCTGAGGGCCTTGGTCTCCCTGCCAGCCCTGTGTACCTTGAGGACCAAAATCACCTTGATAACCCTGGACACCTTGGACGCCAGTGAATCCCTGTGGGCCAACAAAGCCTTGTGGGCCTTGATCACCCTCATCACCTTGCCAGCCCTGAGGACCTTGTGCACCAGTTGCACCGACGTCACCTTGGTAACCGCGCCATCCCTGTGGACCTTGGTCACCTTGATTTCCTTGGTGACCCTGTGGACCTACTTGGCCAACAATGCCTTGCCAACCTTGAGGACCTTGCTGTCCATCGATGCCAGATGGTCCCTGGACACCTTGATGTCCAAAACCTTGATTACCCTGGTTGCCGGTATCACCCTGAGGGCCAAAGTTGCCCTGCCATCCCTGACTACCCTGCCAGCCTTGCGGTCCTCTGATACCCTGTGGGCCTTGGTCTCCCTCTGGACCTTGTGGGCCTTGTGGTGAATAACCCTGTGGACCAAAGAACCCCTGTGGACCCTGGAATCCTAACTCACCTTGATTGCCTTGATAACCCTGTGGACCCTCATCACCTTGGAATCCCTTTAGGCCTTGATTGCCCTGTGGGCCGGTATCACCCTGGTTGCCCTTAAGACCCTGCCAACCTTGTGCTCCCTGTGGGCCAAAGTCGCCTTGATAACCCTGGACACCCTGTACACCAACAAAGCCTTGCGGACCTTGGTCACCTTGATGGCCTTGGGCACCAACTTTACCTTGGTAACCCTGAACACCCCTATAACCTTGTGGGCCAAGCTCTCCCTGGTGGCCTTGATTGCCTTGGCTACCAACGATGCCCTGTGGACCTTGATCACCCTGATGGCCTTTTTCTCCTTGCCAACCCTGAGATCCCTGTGGCCCAAAATCACCTTGGTTACCCTTAACACCTTGCACGCCAATAAAGCCCTGAGGACCTTGGTCTCCTTGATGACCTTGATTACCTTGGACACCAACTTTACCTTGATAGCCCTGGACACCTCTATAACCTTGTGGGCCAAGTTCGCCTTGGTTACCTTGATTGCCCTGAAATCCGATTGTACCTTGTGGGCCTTGGTCGCCTTGGTGGCCCTTTTCTCCTTGCCATCCTTGCGTTCCCTGAGGACCGAAGTCACCCTGATTACCCTGGGTACCTTGAACACCAATAAAGCCCTGAGGACCTTGGTCACCCTGGTGGCCTTTTTCGCCTTGATTACCTTGATTACCTTGGACACCAGTGAGACCTTGCGGACCTTGATCACCTTGGTGACCCTTTTCGCCTTGACTACCCTGAGCACCGACTTTACCTTGGTAGCCTTGTACGCCTTGTATACCTACGAAGCCCTGAGGGCCTTGGTCACCTTGGTGGCCCTGGTTGCCTTGGGCACCAACTTTACCTTGATAACCCTGAACGCCTTGGTCACCTTGGTGACCCTTTTCGCCTTGACTACCCTGGTTACCCTGAGCACCGGTACTACCCTGGAAGCCACGGAAGCCTTGCGGGCCTTGGTCACCCTTTTCACCTTGATTGCCTTGGTTGCCCTGGAAGCCGATATCACCCTGTGGACCTTCAATGCCTTGATAACCTTGATCGCCCTGAGGACCTTCGGCACCCTGTGGGCCAACATCACCTTGAGGGCCTTCTTGACCTTGCGGACCAACGGAACCTTGGTGGCCCTTATCACCCTGCGGACCTTCTGAACCCTGAGGTCCACGATCACCTTGAGGACCTTCCTCACCTTGGTGGCCCTTATCACCCTGTGGACCTTCAAGACCCTGTGGGCCACGATCGCCCTGTGGACCCTCAATGCCCTGTGGGCCTATGTCACCCTGTGATCCCTCCATGCCCTGAGGACCGAGGTTACCCTGTGGACCTTGATTACCAAGTTCACCCTTCTCACCTTGCGGACCCTGGATGCCATCAATGCCGGCTGGACCTTGATATCCTAGGTCACCCTGGGCACCCTGTTGGCCATCAATGCCATCAATGCCATCAATACCTTCATCGCCCTGTGGACCTTGCCCACCCTGGACGCCTTCACCAACATCACCCTGTGGACCTTGATGGCCATAACCTTGGTTACCCTGAGGGCCAAATTGACCCTGTGGACCCATCTCGCCTTGAAATCCCTGAAATCCATAACCACCTTGTGGACCTTGAGCTCCTTGACAACCACAAAAGTCCCATGGATCATACCAATACTGCGTACCCTTCATTATGCGCATGTGGGTACGTAGCATGTTTAGGTCAGCCTGTAAGGCCTGCTGACCCTCGGCCACATCGCCATTATGTGGATCTGGTATGCGATCGTCGTATAAGTCACTCGCCCTGACATCATAAAACTGAGACGATGAACTACGAGGATTACAGGGAATCTCTGGGACGGCCACTAGTGGTCTCCATAATGTTTCTTACTATTATATTTTTGGTGGGACGAGTAAGGGGAGTATCTAGGTGTAGCATTCTGGCGGTTCTGGGTCAGTTTCTATGACCGCCTTCTTCATGTACGCAACCGAGAATCGTTCTGTGTCGGGATATGTGTTATTGAGTTCGAACGTGGTGTCGTCAATGATCGTGAATCCATCGCAATCTGATTTCTGGACCTTCTTGCCGTTTCGGAATACTGCCAGAGTATCCTCAAAGAATGGGTCTGGTGTTTGGTACCTCTTACCCGGAATGAGCTCTGTCATCTCAACCATGTCAAGCCAAACGAGGTTGTTGGCAATTTCACCAATGCCAATGCATACCAGCCATCGCATATAACGGCATAGATTTGGCCCCAAAGAAATGTTCTCAAGCATGTCAAGGTAACAATCTGGCACGTCTATTTCTAAATATTGGTTATCCTCGTCATACATGGTCTCAATTTCATGAACTGTACCATTGTTAGATGTTACTCTACCAAGCAAGGCATGTAGAATAAGACCATTGGCTTTGAGACCAGTTGGATAACATGGAAACTCTGGCTTGGGGGCTATCGAACATTTTTTGTCGTTAGCCTTATCCCTGAAGCCTCTTCCTGGTGGGACTGGTATGTCGTTAAATGACATTAGATGCTGTCCACAACACTATTGACAAATGGATCGTCTTCTATCTCTACATCGAGGTCATCAGATACCGATGCAACCATTGGGTCATACCCGAAATTAACAGACATATCATCTAAAACGTCCTGTATGACACCCTCAGTTACTACTTCTTGCTTTTGTTCGGCGACAGCAATCACATCACCATTGGCCTGAACAGAATCGAATTCAGCATAAAACTGCGTGGTGTTCTGCCAACTGCGCCCAATATCAACAACTTCTGCCGGATCTCCAGCAGCTTCCTGCACAAATTCAATGATGGCCTCAACCATCGCCAACCCAATCTCGCGGTCGCGATCTGGTGTGGACCCAACATAAATATAATCTTCAAGAATCTTATCTGCCAGTGGCCTATTGTCCACAATTTTGCAGATAACCATCTTATTCTGGGCGGTTGCCTGTAGAGTTAGGCCGACTCCGTTTAGGTCCTCTTCTAAACAGTATAGAGAGGCATAAGTACCACACTTGCGGATTTTGTTAATGACTTTGTCGAGCATGGGCCGTCCTTTTGAATATCTTTGATGTCCCATGCTCATCAGGATGGCGGTCCGGAACCCGGACCGTGTACTTGGGAACCAGCGTTCTTGGAAGCCTCAGCTTCTCTCTTTTCCTGCTCCCTCTTCTCGCTCAGCATGTCTATCCATACTTGACGTTCTTCGGAAGTCATAATAGATTGTTCAAACAGACTTAAACCGCAACCGTCTTTTAAGACAAATTGTTGCCTAAGAAGGTGCTTCCACGTGTTCTCTATTTCCTCCGATGACCGTTCGACGAAAAAAGGATTCGGTGATTGGCAGAGTGACTTGCATCTCATTGCCACATTCATCACAATTGATGGTGACAGTGGTGTCGATGCCGGGAGATACGTCATTGAGGAATTCCCTGATAGTGGATGAATCAGAAGAATGTAACCTGCTGACCAGACCATTGATCTTAGACTGGCTGGTTTCACCCATGGCTTCCACAATGACGAGATTCAGGTTCTTCTCGACAATGTCATTGAGTGACCTGGTTGTCTGCACCTTGCGGAAATTCTTAGACAAGGAGCTTGGTCGAGCATTGGTCGGAGCAAGTAGCTTATCCCTGGTTTTGCGGCCGGAGATGATCGTCTTGAGATCATATCGCCGAACCAGCCTGACCTTTACAATAAAATCTGCTCCGAGTGACTCACTGAGATACGGAAGCCTAACCTCAAACGGCTCTTCACCGATTTCTGTCACCGGCCCCTTAATGGTGGCGGCCAGAGTATTAAAGTCGAACTGCTTTGTCATGGAGCAACCACACTCTGGATCACTACACTTGACAATGAATTCGTACATGTTGCCAAATGTTATACCACGAAGGTAATAGAGAAGGAAGGTGCTATCACCAACCAATAGGTTGAGCGGATCAAAGTCACCAGGATAGCGGACGCACTTGCTATAGATCAAATCAAGGGCTTCACCAGATTTGGCCAGACGCAGTGTCGACAATACCTTTTCAGCGTAAATACCCATTGGCCTAACTTCAACTGTTCCTCCAGGAAGAGCACCATCATAATAGGCACCTTCACTGGGTAGGTTCACTGGTTCCCACGGCACCAATTCATCTTCTTCTTTTGACAGAACCAGATCCAACAGTTCGGATTGAGTTTTACCTTCTGCTTCTTTAGACAAGTCAATCTTGTGTTTGCTGAAGTCATCCAAACTCGCGATATCAAGTTCTTTATTGGTACGGTCATCCTGATCGGATTTAGACATTGCCTGTCCTCCTGATGAAATAATAATCCGTAATATAAAATACTTCTAACTTACTTCTATCCAGTCAAATGCAAATGTTACTGTTAATAGCTTGAATTCGTTTGTTGACATGCTGAGTTGGCTATGGCCTATTTTTTTGGGCCACGCATTATGCAATTTATATCCTCTAACATTTTCACCTTCATTACCAAGTAACATGAATTCCACTATTTTCTTATATTCTTTTTGTAGGCCATCATTATCACTCCAAACCAAATTCCTCCATCCATGCATGATGGTATGCATTTGGCCAACATCATAAAATGTTACGTTGCAATCTTCAAAAACTATACTTTTGGCGAATTTATAAACTTGTGAAACACCTTTTATCTCAAGGACTTGTAGGGTCTCTGCCGGGACATTCATCTCATATACCGGCATCAATTCATCAATTATTATCGACCCCAAGCTTTTTAGAGCCCACCTATAGGCACGATGTGGATCACCAGCGCCAAAATCACTTGCAGAAGGATTTTGGGTCTCTTGACCGCCACCCTGACCATTAATTACAAATCCGGGCATGTCTTGTTCCGTAAAATAATGGCCACCCACAAGCAGGTGGCCATATTACATCTGGTTGTGGATCAACTCTTACTGTCTCACCGCACGATCATAGCGCATGCTGACTGAGATCAAAACGATGTCATTGGTTGAATAGTCAAGCTCATTCCAGTTGACATTGGTCGGCCAGCAATTGTGTAATTCCCATGTTTCCTTGGCTGAACCTTCGTGGTCCGTCATCTGCAACTTACCCTTTTTCTTATATGTAGAGGGAAGCGAGACGTTTGCGTCCGGAATCTGGGTAGTAACTTCAAGCCAATCATAAATAGATTGTGAAGTGTCGAGGTCCTGCTCAATATCATACCAATTCATGGAAATAGCTTCCCAGTTGGTACGACCAGCAAACCATGCCCTTTCCTGGTTGTGGTGCATCTCGATTGGCTCGAGAGTAACATTCGGCCTTGAACAGGTCTTCAGGTATACCAGAGCATTCTGGTTCATGCCATCCAACGTTTCAAATATCCACCGATATGTTCTGCGCGGCTCACTAACCGAGTTAGGCCCACTGATGATCTGTTCACCACCTGATCCACCAATATTGAAGCCTGGCATATTGCTCTCCTTATTTGTTTGGTATCATCCGTTTTATGTTTGATCAGAAGTATTTACATTATAGATGTTATGCTAGTGATCGTGTACATCATCCGACAGTATTTTACTCTGACAAGGAGGAGCCAATGTCTTTCATAGAATCACAACAATGCAAATTACACCAAATGTGCTTCCACTGCCGCAATGACGAGAATTTTAGAAAAGCCATGGAACAGCAACATGGCGGGTGGGGGAAGGACGAATGGGGATGTCCGCTTGGCATTCCTTTGGGCGCTTCTAAAAATCAACTGCCAGAGGAGGCCCAGAAGTACCTTGAAGAAATGGAAAAGCGAAAAAAGGAACACGAAGAGCGCCTAAAGCAGGTTCGTGTTGACCTCGACGAATTGGAGATGGTAGTTCCAGAGCAGGGTATTGATCTACTAAATAGAATCAGATATTTTATATTCCCACAGGATAAAAAAGCGGATAACTGTGAGAATAATGGTGGCAAAATAGGTGAGGTAGATCAGGAATGTTGTGGTGGAAAAATCAATAAGGTCGATGCGTATAAATGTAGCAAGCATACCTTGACCACAGACCGAAAATGCAACCAATGTCCGGACTTCAAGAAAAAGAAATCCTAATTATTACTCACTCTTTTCTTAACGTCTGATATGGCCCTGTCTTGAATCGAAGGCAGGGCCTCGTCATATAACTTCTTAAAGTCAACCGCATCTCGTGGGTTTCCTGGTGAGACAACCTCAGGATCTAATTCCATTTCGTGCATACATTTTATACATAACGATACCAGACCATGTTTATTGCTAGGAAATGCTTCTAGTTCTGGTGCTTCAGATACTGGATAATGCACAATCATGGGAAACTTGATATTGGCACCATTCCTCAGAGTTTCTCTATCAGTGTCTGGATCTAATCCCTCAGCAGCCATCTTCTCATAAGATAACACCATGGCCAAAAACGCTTCTGTTTGTGGTGTGCCATCAACACCACACCTTTCACATTCCATAAGATCCTCCTATCAACTTGGATAGAACGGGTAATAATTCTACAGAAAAGGGACCCTATTTGGGTCCCTTTTCTGCAACGTTATGAGTAATCAGAACTTACGCTGCGGACTGGTTGGTGACTACGCCGCCAGCTGCCAAAACTTCGTCAGAGGAGAAGGACGCGTCGCTTCTCAGGATAACCAAGTTCAGAACCACAAATTCTGCAACCTTAACGGGCTTGAAGAATACACTCACCCACAGCTCGTTACGGTCACGTCTTTCTGGCGTATTATTGGTCTCGTCACACACAACCTTGAAGGCCTCAATACCACGTCTTGCCACAATGTCACCAAGGAATGGCTCTGTGATATTAAGTACCTGCGACCACAAGATGCGATCGTTCTGTTCGAACACGACTGGTCGAAGCGCTCTTACCAAATTCTTCTTCATATAGATCAAGAGCATTCGAACATTCACACGATCGAGCGCAGAAGCAAATCGCTGGAGCGTTCTCTGGCCCCAGATTGTGATACCCTCCTGGGTAAAGTTCACAATCGGGTTGACCGCGTTTCCTGAACCATAGAGGGCATTCCTTTCACCGAGGTTCGGGTTGTATTCGATATCGATCGGGGTCAACAAATGACCGCGTTGTAGACCGGCTGGGGCATACCACTGTTCCCCAACTTCAGCAGTGTAAGCAAATACCGACAGAACGTGTCCACTCGGTGGAATCCAGATGTCCTCGCCACTGAACTGGTCGAAGATCTTCAGCCATGACCAGTAAAGTGCGGCGTAGGAGCTGTTGATCGCCTGACCAAGATCAGATGTAAGCATGCCATTATGCCAATCGATGACCTGTTGTGGGCGAAGGCCGTAAGGCGGATCAACAACATAAAGCATGTCACCACGTGACTGGCACAGTTGGATTGACTGACCAATGACAGCACCGGATGAGAAACCAGGAGTTGATAAAAGATTTACATCATATGCTTCTGGGTTCTCAAAGGCAAACAAGCCAGAACCAAGAGCTGGGTTACCAATAATTGCGCGATCAAGCTCTGAACTGTAGATCGGATCTTCTGGGATACCATTAGCTTGACCAGTATATGGCACCTGATGAAATTCAGCCGGATTGCGAACTTCGAAGCTTGAATCCATTGGATCATTGGCAAGCCATGACGGACGGTCATCCCAGTTTATCAGAGCATTACCATTGGTTCCACCGATAGAAGAACCTGGGTTAACCACATTGCCAATATATCGTTCATCAGATGAGTCAAATGATACATCCTCAACACGTTCAACGATAAGGTCGTTGCTGTCATAAACCTCAACAACATAACGATTGGCTGAATCACCAATACCCTCAGTAAAGATTCTGACAGTTATGGTGTATTCATCAACCCAAGTACCGGCCGATGGTGCAACAAACCATCCAACAATGTTGGAGTAGTAGGCACTATCAACAGCGCATGCAGCACTACCAGGGTCTGACTCACAACTTGCAGGCGTCTCTGGGGTGATGCTACCGCTTTCTGGCAGCTCAACTCTGCTGTCCCAGAAACCACGGTAGTTGCGCTTATACGGGTAGAGAATTTCAAGCTCTTCCGCAAAACGCAAGGTCTTAATGTTACTAGAGTTAGAAAGCATCTCCAACATGCTGAACTGTTGGCCAACATCGGTTTCGATGACAACTCTATACTCATCATCAGTGACCTGCATGGCATAACTGCGCCAATAGCGAACACCAAGCTGGACACCACCAAGGTGTATCGCACTAGCGATGGCTGATGCGCTCTGGTCAAGACCATGCGGGATGGAAAATTCAACTGTGGTGGTTGAATCGCCAATCGCATTAATGGTAACTCTATCATTTGAAGTCGTGATGTTGAACGGACCAGCATCAGTTGAAATCAGGTAGCTGCGTGGGATATCCCAAGCATAGAGGCTTTGACCAACCTCAAGTGACCATGCTTCGGTTGACATCAGCTGGACTGGCTGGCCGGCAGTATCGGTACGAACATAAAGCTCATCATCGATGTTTACTGCCTGATAATCTTCGCCGCCGCCAATCAATGTGTTGAATGCGGTTACGAAGCTATCAATATCAGTATAGGTGTCACCATCAGTGAATGAGTACTCCGTGACAGAACCAGCACGATCGACATTGAATCCGAAAGTGAGGTTATCCGGATGTGCTTCAAAGGTGAATGTGTCACCTTCTCCGATTGGGATTGAACCAGTAACAACAATTGAGAAGCTCAACCCAGTATCGCCAACATCTATTGGCTCTGATTCGCCTGGGGTGACGCTCTCAACGATTGTGCCGCTCTCAATCACATCACCAGTGCTGTTCTGAGTAATGGTGAATTCTGCACCATCAAGAACTGATCCACCGGTTTGATCTGGATTTGTTGTTATGAGAACAACAAATGAGTCGTCAATTGACCCAGTGTAGGCATCCGACAAACCGGAGCCAGTAAAACTCAGAGTTGCCGTGGCTGATCCGGATGAATCAATGGCGATATCACTATAATCAATGTTATCGACCGATGCCACATGGAATGCAAAAGGCTCTTCTGCGCTTGGGGTGCGCAATTGGATCTTACCAAAATCGATCCCGGTAAAGACCGGAATACGACCCCAACCTTCGATCCTTGCCCCGCTGGTGTCAATGGCAATGCTGGCCAAATCTTCAACCTGTCCATCTTCTGCCTCGACGCCTACGCGCTCTACGAAGCACTCCACGCCCTTTTCGAAGTAGGCCAATACAGCATATCCCAGGTAACTCTCTGGGAATGGCTCACCGAACACGTCGATGTATTGTGCCGAACTCGTGATAAGGGTGGGAGTATTCATCGGACCCTTTTGGGCAGTCCCGATGAACACAGGACGAACAGGACCTACGCCAGTGGCGAGCAGGCTTAGATCAATCTCGCGAGGGTAGACACCCGGCGACAGATAAACAGCCATAGTCTTCTCCTATTCATGCTAAGTACCGTCATGGTTATATTTGCATGGAATAGGATGGGGAATATTAGCCGTTCACGACCTGGATTTCGCCCTTCTTACGAAGATTGTCTATCTGGTCCATATTGAAGCGCGACTTATAATCTGTATACTTCTTGCCACGACCAAGATGAATAGTTCTTTCGGCAACATAGAAATCCTTGCCTGGTTCTCTAACTTGTATTGGTATTGTGCGCTTAGCGCGGCTATAGACCGTAATTTTCTCGCCACTTCCCTTCTCAAGCTCTTTCTTCTTTTTAATCTCTGCCTGGGTCAGTGGGCGCTTCTGTGGCTTATTAGCCATAGTTTATCTCCTCTAATAGAATAATGAATAAAATACTAAGGTACTATGTCTTCTACTTTATATGTTTCTAGAGTTTGTCTTGTAGTTAATTCCTTGATGGATACCACACGACCAAGTACTGTTGGTACAATTTTCTCGTTAAGTGGTATTCCATAATCAACGCTAAGACTTATATCATAAATAACTTTAGGCCTCTGTTTGGCCTCAATTTCTATATCACTACTGTTCGTTGTCCCATTATAATAAGAATGAATAATTTGTCGCAGATGCTCATCTTCCATCTGAAAAGTTGCCATTGGGTTATGGCGTCTAACGATATTTGACTCAATATATTCAACATCCCTCTTGAACTCTGTCCAAATACTGATCATATACTCTACTTTGAATGGCATCGGCCTGAAAATGTTCCTCATTCTCTTGCGAGATCTGTCAGTGAATTTCTTAGAAATTGGGTGATATGGTGGTGAGTACATCGCCGGATTAAATGCCCAACTAGACCTATGTACAGAAATGACAGGTAGTGGAACGCGGCCATCGAAGAAGTCCTGAGCCCAGTCAAGAACCGATCTATCGCTAGCAGCAACATGAACAGACGCAACCTTATAACTATCGAGTGTCGGGACTTTAATACCACTAAGCCACATCTTCATGTGCTCATCAAGAGTATGAAACCCATTAGATAAAACCTCTATCACCTGTTCTGGTGACGTATTCTGTGGGCTCTCAACAATATCAACTCTCTTGTCATAATTTGGAAGTTTTGGTGGCCTTGGTGTTACATCGGGATGATGATCCTGAAACACCTGCTTATGCGGTTGCAATGATTGTGGCGGTCTAAATGTAAAATCATGTACTGGCATTATTTAACCCATGGAATCTTTGTTTTCAAAGCCGCAACAAACGGTTCTCTTGTTCTTACCCAGTTCATTGTGTTAGCAAATGGGCGAGTACCAAACTTTTCTTCTTTAACAGCCTCGTCGAAAGAATCACCATAAACACCAACCCAAACCTTATCCTTACCAACAACGGTGTCTGGTTTTATAACATTCCTGGAGATGTCAGTCACCCTATCAGAAATTACGTCGCCAGATACATCCAGAACATCTGCCCTAGCAGATTCCATGTCTGCCATAAGCACTTCTTTTAGTTCTTGTGCTTTGATGCGCTTCATATGTCCCTCGGTTCGTGAGCCTTATCCTTATTAAGGTTCTCAACAGTCACTGTTAGGTACATCCAACGATAACGATAGTTGCCTGTTTCTCCCGGATGTAAAACCCTAAACCTGTTGGCTTTAATGATCAGACTGTTGTGTGGGACAACAATGACATCACCAATCTGTATCATTCTGTCGCCAAAAATCCCAAACAACTCCGCCCTAGAAAACCTAAGATCCAACGTGGTCGGCGCATCCTTGCCCCATTTGGTGAGAACCGTTTCTGGTGGTGTTGCAACAAAAAATGCCTTTAAGTCATAACCCCTGAAATAAGTCGGATCGGCATCCTCCATCCAGGTCTCATCGTACTTATTATCCCTGGTTCTAGGAATTATCGTTACGGGAGCACCTGAAATTCTGATTGTCTCAAGGGCGATGGCCTCTGCTGTAGCTAAGTCTGGGTTGCTGTGGTCATATAGTGATTGTTGAGGCTGAAACTTGGCAGCATCTGTCCTAAAATCAGACACACCACCCAATGAACTAAACTGCTGTGAGTTATCAAAATTGTAAATGGCCATTATATGTTGCATCCATGAAAATCAAAAATCAAACCATTACCTGGCTTGTTGAAACATAGCGATTCTTCCTCTTCTGGAGGTTGTTCGCAATTCGCATGCTCTCTCAATATGCCATACCAATCAGTGGGGCAAGATTCTCCTGGACACTCACCATAATCCGGTGGAGGTCCATCTGGTAAAACAAAGTATCGTTGATCATCACGCGTACTCCAGATTATTTCAGCCTCCGGTATGGCTTCCATCGCCGCTTTTAGTGTAATATATGAACAGTTGCATGCATCCCTAATATCTGCCGGAAATCCACTACTGGTGGCAGCAGACACTGGCTCACATCCAGGAACCATAATTATGTTCCCCTCTATAATGCGCAACCTGTTCTTTATCCACGGATTATATTCCATACACTATCTTTGAAATGCAGTCGTCCGCTTCCGATAAGAAGCGGACGACAGAAAAATTCGTATTTGATTTGGCTATATATGTTCTAGTGCTTCGTCTAGCATTTGGTCGAACCTATCTTTAGACTCCTTACGGAAAGTCTCTGGGTTTCGACCCTGCTTGTTGGCGGTTGCGTAGTATATGCTTTTACCGCGCTTTTTGCCATATTTCTTTTGGAATTTGCGTATGATGTCTTTGGGCATGATTGTCCTCCAATTTCAATATATTTGGAGAATTACCCCATGACGTGTGAATATCTATCAAGTGTCTTCCGGACTTCGCGTAATGCGATAATGGCGTCACTCTCACTTATGACACAACTGGATAGACTACCGTAGTGGTGTTCTAAGCATTGAAGCAACAGAGCCTTGATCTTATCCTCATCTGGGCCGTGCGGAAGCTTACTTGTTGTATAGAGTGACTCAAGTTCTCGTTCCTTAGTCTCGAAGTACTTCTCGATCTGTTCTTTAGTCCACTCTCCAGACCTAATAGCTTTAAGTTGCTCCCTGTTGCGTTCTAAATCAAGATCGCCCTCAGTCAAAATCATCTCAACCTCATTGATTAATCTGACAACATGGTAAGCGAATTTGACATCAAAACCGTACTTATCTACAGTTTCTTTTCGCTTACCCTCTGGGTTACGCGCCATTTTCTTTACCTGACTATAAGCATAACCTTTGAAAGTGTGCCAGCACTTTTTATGTAAGAACATCCTGCGATTCTCTCTGACCATGTTACCAACAAACGTTGAATGCAACACGCAACGATGCGGCGTGAACAGAGAATCAATCATGTTGGGATTGTTTTCCATAACAAGTTGGAAATAACGAATTATGGAGTATATAGCAAAATCGTATTCTTTGTTTCCAGAATTATCAACCACGTGGTGTTGTTGATACTGGTCAAACCTGGTGTGCTGTCTGCCAAAACCCATGATCTCGCCAGCAAGATGCGGAAATACAATCTCTTTTGGTGGTATACAGAACCCATAAATATCCATGTCCGACACGTCGGTGGACACTCCGTATGCCACTGAGCCCATTATCGTAAGATAATGGATGTTGCTAGGTAACCATCTGGGAGGCTTGATCAAGCCATCACTGACCAGTCTTTCTATTACGTTAGCCATATCTAATTACCCTGAGCTACATGCAATATTTTGTGGAATAGAGCCTTTTTCTGTGCTTCCCAAAGCTCATTAACTTTCTCACCTGGCAGGTTATCATATCCAAGGATACCGAGTGGAACGAAGGCCCCACCAGCACCGGACTTGCCACCGGCAAAATCACTGCCAAATATCTTCTTACAAAAAGCATCGATATCGATGGACGCATTTTGGCTTCTGACACTAACATCGATGCCATTATCAACAACAGCAAACACAATCGCTGTCTCAGTTCCCTCTACCCTAACTCGTTCATCAGCAATCATTGGTAGTGCATCTCGCTTGGCCTTCGATATAATACCAACAGTGCCAACAAAATATGATTTTTCGATAGCACTATTGCCATCCTGATCAAGAAGTTTTCTTAGCTCAAACAAGTACGGTGGAAGTGGATAGTTGATAACCGCAGCCAACTTCTTTCTATCCAAATGCTGGGCCAGCTGTTGTGATGCAGTATAATCTCTATCGGTCGCCGTTTCACTTATGAGTTCATTGGTATCAACTCTTATACCAATGAACATTGAGGTTGCAATTCTCTCATCGGTATCATCTTCAAATGTAATATCAGCATCCCTGATCAATTCCCAAACAAGCGTGGATGCAGAACCAACAGCCTCAACCATCGCACATTTTGCATGTTTTTCGTTTGATCTGTGATGATCTATTACGATGTCTGCCTCACTGGGACTGGCGTTACTTGTGGTTGCATCTACGACTACGGTCATGGCATAATCATCAGCAACATACTCACTTTCTGGCACCATTCTAATCTCAAGAACATTGAGCATGGTTTTGTTTTGCCAGTGACTAACTTCACCATTATAGAAAATAACAACTTCTCTTCCATATCCCTTTTGCATAAGCCACTGTAAACCTACGGCAGCACCCATGGCATCTGGATCTGGATTGCGATGCATAAACAACGCAACTTTACCTTCTGGAGCACTACCCACTGCCTCATTGAATTTGGCAGTCATATCCATAGCCTTCATACTTTGAGTCTTCCGTCTGGCCATCTATTTCCCCTTAATGGCTTTGGCTTTGGCTTATCGCCTGCCGCAACACTTTTTATATTTCTTGCCACTATTGCAGGGGCATGGGTCATTGCGACCCGGACTTGGCGGAATACCATCTATTATTGGTGCAATTCGAATAGTCCTATCTGGTTGTTCCCCAACATTTATGAACTCAATTCTTACTTTGTCGGGCTCTTTACCAGTCATCTTCATCATCTTCGTAATCAAGAGCTGGTCTGACCATTTTTGGAACCCTACCCCTTCCAAATCCGACTGCTGGTTTACTATTCTTTTCGAAGTCTTCGCTGTCTAACTCTACCGAACTCATGCTTTTCAGAACTTCCAATGCCTCTGGGTATGTATCACCCAAAATAATCACTGCGGAGAACAATTCCTTCAGATGTGCAATTGACATGTTATCCGTATCATCGACCCAGCGATCCATATCAATATTGGCATCATCGGCTGTTTGTTCACCATTCTTTAGCAAGAATTCAAAATATAGCCTTCTGTTTTCCCTAGTAAGTGGTCCAACTTCGATTCTCTTATCAAATCGGCTTGGCCTGTTAATAACTCTCTTACCAAGCCTCTCGGGATAGTTGGTTGTGGCCAAAAACACCGCTTTGTCTATGCTATCAACACCATCAAGAAGTTGCAACACGTCACTTTCGCTATCTTCCTCAATGATAGAATCGATGTCTTCCATGAGAACAACAAGCGGCGTAGTTGGTTGTATCTGCCTTAAAATTCTAAGGCCTCTGATAACCAGCCTTATGTTGGTGTACTTGAGAACTATGCCGCCACGATTGACAACGTCTTCCATCACAAGCTGTATTGTACAACTCTTGCCGGTACCCTGTGGGCCATAAAGCAAAATGCCACGCTTATAAGCCAACTTATACCGCCTAAAGACCTCTTCTCTTTCCCAAAACTTAATTATCTCTTCGATGACGTTATCACTCGTTGTATTTGGTAAGTGAAGTAGGTTCTCAGTCTTAATCGGAATTCTCTCAAAATAGAATCCACGCCGATCAGACGAGTGTGCCTCATATATGCCAGGTACTAGTTCATTGCAGGTATTACTACATGGGCAGAATATCTGATTGTCATCAGTCGCCCATTGTATGTATCCAGACTTTGACCTTTCTGCGAGGTTAATAAGTAGGGCCTTGACTTCATCTTCTGTGGCACCAGCACCAACCAAAAGGTCAGAAACCCTCTGCATTTGAGAATTTACGCTCACTGACATATATTGTCTCCTAAAATAATGTGGAGTCGGCTCCAACCACGCCACTCCACCGGGCGACGAACCAATTCGCCCCTACCATGAAAATCTGATATCTGCGTGAGAAATTTGATGTGTCATTTAATAATGAAACCTAGTGGTTCACCAAGATTAATGGCGTCTTGGATGATTTCCTTCTTTTCCTCTCGCCCTTCATTGACGAGTTCAGCGCCATCCAACTGTAAAGTACCTCCGTCCGGTGATGGTAATGTGAGTTTACGACGGGTGTGACCCAGTATGATCTTAGCCTCAGCTATTAATGCTCTAGTGCAAACGTCTTTTGCTGATGGAAGCTTAAATTCATCAACTGATGGAATATATCGAACAATAACCGGGAAGCTGCCTTTCGGAGTGGGTTTCAGGCGGATTTTGTTGTCTCCACCAACCTCCCAACTTCCCTCTGTACTTAAAATACGTTGGGAAAACTTGCGATACGCCTGAAGTAGGTGATAGTCCAGTAACATGTTCTGGATACCAGTTATATTGCCGATATTAAACAGGAACATCTCGGCGCTGAAAATGTCATTGATCCTGGTAACTACTGGGTCCCAACCCACTTCCCTTACCCAATATGCATCCTCTGGCAAGTCATAAGTTGCTACAAGAGGTTTGGTGTAGAAAAAAGCATACCTCTCTTCCTTGGGAAAATATTGGGCTATAAAATCGCCAACAACCCTCAACATCTCTTCAAGTTGCTCTTCTGTCAATTCGACTCTGACATTTGGGTGACCAAAGTGATGTAAAATGCGCAACTTAAGTGGGTTTGAGTCAACTCTTAGGACTTTTGGTAAGTCTGTTGGTGATATGATTGCCATAGCTATCCTCTTGAATTATGTTTTCTTAGATCTCTTGAACCCGAGACCTTCTATGGCTTGACTGTACTCCATCAAACGATTTTCCATAGACTGACCAGAGTCTTTGGCTTTCACTACCTCTTTTTGTATCTTTCTGGCAAGTGAAATTATTCGTCTGCGTAATCTGGTGTTCTCTATCTTATCGGCTTCTGCTTCAATGTCATCAGACCAAGATTTTATTGAATCATGCCTGTCGCATATAAAAGCAAACTTAGACACAATATGATCCCGTAGTTATTTTTGTGTCTAGAACTCAAGTATCCTTATGTAACAAGCAAAGATAAAGTATGGGGCATAAAAGTCGCGCATCTCAATTCGCGCCCCCACTTGCCGGGGACGTAATCAGAGAAGGCAAGGACAGAGACGGCAAAATATCCTTTGTTGATGAAGATTATGTTTACGCTTCATTCCCAGACATTCCAATATCAGTTCCAATCCCAAGAGAAATGGTCCATTTAAAAGGAATAGAGGGAAGAAACGTTAGGGCTTGGCGGGTGGTTCAGCCTTGTCAGCGCCATCATCAGAAGGAACATCATAAGGAACATCAGAAGGAACATCAACAGGAATCAACTCATCCAGAAACGTGCGAATCGTGCGAATCCTCTTCTTCGGCGGAGTCTTATGAACAACTCGAGCAGGACCATGATTAATCTTTTTGCACAATCTCTCAACAAATTTCAAAAGCCAGTTGTCCTGAGCACTTGACGCAACATAATATTTTGCATTGTCACCATCACCAACCATTAGTGCCTTACGCATAATCGAGCCTTCAGTAACGGTCTCCACTTTATCGCCAACTTCAAGCATGACTTGAACACCGTTGTTGACTGATATTACTCGATCTTCAGTGACTATATGCACTGTGTCTCCTTATTGGAAGCTATAACCGCGCTCACCGAAAATTATACCCATATAATCAATTCTACGAATGTCACCGAGCCACGGGCTGGCAGATTCCAAATTCGTTTTCAAAGCAAGCATATACGCTCTAGTTTTTGGATCTAATTGCTGACCCTGTGGATGCAATGTCATGGTGCCTTCATAACCGCTCTTTACTTTACGATTTTGTGGTGGAACATATAAAACGTCAGCAGATGCTGGGTCTGTTCCTGGTGCATCTTTAGTAATCTTAGTTGCTGGTTGAAAATTGTCCTCTGGAATGTTGTCAAAGCCAACGATAGTAACACGGGCAGGGAAATTCCCGAATTGTGGCGTTGATGCAATCTGCGATTCTGCCAACACAAAGCCGCCAGCATCATCAAGGTCCATCTTGATCTGCGTAACAATTTTTTCCATATCTCGAACGTACTCCAAACGACGTCCGCGAGCCCTATCCGGATCGATACGTGCATAGACAACGTAAGGGACAGATATCATGGATATCTCCTTATTCTTAAACTATAATATTTTTGTTTAGAGGCGTTGCCCGGCCGCCACAAGATCTTCGGTGGTGATCCAGGATGTGCCAACCCTTCCAACCACAATCCCGGCCGCTATATTGGCCAAATTGGAGGCATGCAACAAGTCAATATGTGCCGCCATACATAAAGCCATAACCGCAACAACGGTATCACCAGCACCGGTTACATCGCAAACTTCTTTAGCAACTGTTGGTATTGTGGCAAATTGTCGTGTATCACCGCACAAACACATACCACCAGCACCCAAAGTAACCAACGTGCTGCAACCAAACTTCATGCTCAAATCATTAGCAGCCATTTCTGGGGATGCATCGTCAGAACCAAGCATTTCCAATGCCTCATCAAAGTTAGGTGTTATTAAATCGACACCATGATAACATTTCTGGTTCTTTGGTTTTGGATCAACAACTACTGGTTTCCTCATACTCCTGGCTTGATACAAAACATCTTCTATAATCATGCCCTTGTTATAATCACTTATGAGTATGACATCATGCTCTGGCATCAACTCTGCAAGTTTCCTATATATCTGGTCTCTCTGTTCTATTGATAAAATTAAATAATCTTCCCAATCAACACGTAATAACTGTTGGTTACCAGACAACATTCTGGTTTTCTTGATTGTTCTTGGAAGAAATGGAAACAAAGTTGTTCGTATGCCAAGATTATGGCATTGTGTCCTAACGCCAAGATCGTCGTGGCCTATGGCGGACACCAAATGGGCTTTTGCGCCAAGACTAGCAATGTTGGCAGCAACATTTCCAGCACCACCAAGCCTATCAAATTCGCTATCTACCTCAAGTATTGGTACTGGTGCTTCCCTGCTTATCCTGGTGGCTGTGCCAACAACATAATGATCAAGTATTACATCACCTATTACCAGCACTTTCAGTGATTTGAATTTATTTACATATTCTTGTATTAATGATCTCATATATTCCTACAGAAAAGGGAGCGCAAGATTGCGCTCCCTTTTCAAATACCAGGTGTTGCTTACGATTACGCATCGCGGGCGTCTTGGTGAATGTCGTCTGTGACATTCTCTGCAGTCTTCTGCATGAAACGATCCCGGTGAGTGTTCGTGAGACGAACTGGGAAGTCCATGCCAGAAGCGCTTGCGTAGAGGTCTGCAGGTGTCTTCTCGGCGCGAGCGTAGCGAACAAGCGGGTGACCAAGACGCCAAGCGTCGGTTACCAGGTTGTCGCGAGTTTCCACAACCCTGATCTCCTCAGCAGGAACCACCAAAATCTGGGGGCGGATTCTACCGATGATGTTTACAGGGTCATGGCGCTTTGCCTCGACCTGAGCCCTCACCCGACGATAAACAGTAATCTCAGTGTTCGCGGGTTGGCTAGCCATGACAATCTCCTTCTGTCAACAAAAAGTATCCGTATCCACAACGGATCAAATTCCAACATCTTATATTTGACAGAAGGTATATCTTTGGACATAAGACGGCCCCTCATATGAGGGGCCGAATGGAGAGTCGGCATAACCGATACCCCGCCACCTGTCTCTATCTTTTGTCTCGGTGACAGGCCCGAGAGAGGGTTATTCAGAAACGCGAGGTTTGTAGCCTTTTCCTTCTAAATGTAGCCTGATGTGATCAAGATCGCGAAATTCCTCAGCGTCTTTGTCAACATCTTCTGGCTTTGGCACCTTGCCCTTTTTGCCAAGACTACCG